GACCTACAGGAGCAAGTGGTGTTACGGGACCTACAGGTGCAAGTGGTGTTACTGGACCTACTGGTGCTTCAGGTGTTACAGGTCCCACAGGTCCTACAGGACCTACAGGAGTAACAGGACCTACTGGAGCAAGCGGTCCTACTGGTGCTACTGGTGCTACCGGTGCTACCGGTGCTACAGGTCCTACAGGACCTACGGGAGCAAGTGGTGTTACTGGACCTACAGGTGCAAGTGGTGTTACTGGACCTACAGGAGCTTCAGGTGTTACAGGTCCCACAGGTCCTACAGGAGCTTCTGGTGTTACAGGACCTACTGGAGCAAGTGGTGTTACAGGTCCTACAGGACCTACTGGAGCAAGCGGTCCTACTGGTGCTACTGGTGCTACCGGTGCTACCGGTGCTACAGGTCCTACAGGACCTACTGGACCTAGTGGACCAGGATTTACAACTATTTCGGGAGCTACAGGAGCTTCAAATATTCTAACAGCAAACGGATCCAACTCTGCAATTGGACAATCTAATTTAACGTTTACGGGCGGAATTCTGTCCGTAACAGGTGGCATCACATTAAGCACTGGTTACCGTCCAGTCCTGTCCAACGTAACATCAACCAGCTTAATCGCGACAACATTTGGAACTCACTATAATATCACGAACAGCGGATTCACTACACTCACTCTTGGTTCGGCCACGGGTCCGACAACTGACTATAACGCATATTGGGTATTTCGTAACAATACAAGTGTGTATCTCACCATGACGGTTACGTATACGATATCGGGCGGCGGATCAAATACCGTTACAATCCCTCCTGCAAACAGTTTGACTATAATGTTTATTTCGACATCAGGCGGTTCTGCTGGAGTTGTTTTCTTCTAGGTTTTCAACAATGCCAGAGATACTTGGAACATCCAAAAGCATTTTTGGATTCGATCCACGAAGTATTGGTGGATGTGTAGTGTGGTTAGATGGACAAGATACAGTAGCAAAGGGATCTAGTTCTACAGTCACCGTGTGGTCAAACAAGGGTACGGCTTCGCTGGCGACTGGGTCGGGAACGACGAATACCCTTTCGCCAGGTCAAATCGGTCTTGAAGGCGGTATTACATTGAGAGCTCCTTCAAACGTATTGACGGGAGTAGGAGGATTATCCTTTACTAACAGCGGTAGCGTCGGAAATAATGAGGTTGGGATTGGAGCGCATGCAGGGTCGGGTGCCGGAGTGGGCTTAAATTCATCTCCGTTGTTTACCATTCCGACGCAGGCAAGTACGCTGTTTGTCGCAATGTATCCGACAAGCAACGATCTGTACCGATCACCGATCATGTTGGAGTCGGCACAATTAAGCGCGCCGATGTTATGGGTATCAATTGAGGTGGGTGTGAATAGCGGCGGAATCATTGGTCAGGACTATAATGGAGCTTGGCCACAACTTATGCAACCTGCATCTGGTCAGTACAGCACATCCCTTACCAATCGCGTAGACTGCATGATAACTCGACCAAACTCGTCGACATACTCACCGGTATACGGACTCTGGACGAATGGTACTCGGCAATCTGCAACGTACGGGTCTAACTATTTGTCTACTCTTAGCAACTACCCAATCAACCAGATTTTCATAGGTGCGTTCACGAGCTCGGTTTGGGGGAATCGTAACTTCAACGGTACTATCTACGAGGTCCTTTTTTATGATAGCGCATTGACAGATACTCAACGTCAAGCAGTAGAGGGCTACTTGGCGTGGAAATATGGGTTTCAAAGTAATTTGACAAGTGGTCATCCGTACCTGTCTCGTACTGTGTTTGCAAAGACATTTTCTCCAACAGATATTTCCGGTTGTAAGTGTTGGTTTGACGCAGCAGACGCTTCAAAGTTGGTACTTAGTGGTAGTTCAGTCACAACGTGGAGCAACAAAGCAGGATATGCAAATGCAGGATCAGCAGTAGGCACTGTAACGAACGGCGGCACGACACTCAATGGAACGCCGGGAATCCGATTTGCCGCAGGGATTAGTTATCTGAGCGTTGGGTCAATTACCTACACAACTTCATACCGAAACCTCTTCATGGTCGTGGCTATGCCAGCAGCTAGCGCCAATACAAGTACGTTTCTCAGTGCGAATGACGGAATCGGTGGACAGTGTTACTCCTACGGCGGACTCGCCGATATTGAATTCAACAAGAGTGGAACTGTTGGATTCAAGGTGACCAGCCCTACAAGTTTTTTTTCGGCTACGTCAATCGTGAGCATCTGCTCGGCAAGAGGTGATATTATCCAAGGTTCTATCCAAGGCATATGGATCAATGGCACTCTGCAGACGCTAGCTACGAACGGTATTAATTCAAACGCGACCTTCTGGTCAACAGGAGCAACAAGTGCATTGACGCTTGGTGGTGCATCCGGTACTACAGCCAGTCAGTTAGACATATATGAGGTAATCCAATACGATGGAACAATTTCAATGTCGCAATGCTATCAAATTGAAGGATACCTTGCATGGAAGTGGGGATTGACCTCAAGCTTGCCTGCTGCCGCTGCCGTCGCTAAGAGTGCTGCCCATCCATTCAAAACATTTCCACCCTCATCATTTCAGTAATCAGTTCTTGGACACGTGAATCCGCAGGGTGTTTCCCGAGAACGAGTAAGAGATGGTCACGCCCACACACAGGGCTTGAATTGCAGCGATGGTAGGTCCCATCTCCTTCCCTAGCAAATACACAAAGTATTCATATACAGACCTTGCCACCCCATCCGAACAGATGTTCGGGGGTTCCAAGGTAAATTCCTGAAGAACGTAGATAGGAGGGAACCCAGCAGCCGCCCATGTAAACATCTGGGGGCGAAGAGTATCACGAGTCTCATTCAACAACACAGAAATCGTTTCACGATCGGCTGCCTCCTTCACTTGAACCGCCCCGTGACTGGCGATCAACTCTGCAATGTCTACAACCATAGGTGCCGGCGCTGGACCATTATCCGTAGCTGCAGGGAATAAAGCAAGAATATCAGGGGGAAGTTGGTTTGTAGACATTTGTTAATCAGTTTAGTATAAATTTATACATTCAATTCTGTAAGAAATATAACAGAATGACTGGTGGACTCATGCAACTAGTTGGCAAGGGTGCTCAAGATCACCTCGTAATAGGAAACCCATCGTTTACACATTTTCGTTCGATGTATAAGCGTCACACTGACTTTGCTATGGAGCACTTTCGGTTATATTTTAAGACTTCAAAGGTAGTCCTTCCTCCTGCAGGAACAATTACGCTACAAACAAAAGTAGACCGTAATGCTCAGCTAGTAAACGATTGTTACTTAAGTGTAACTCTTCCGGACATTTATTCTCCTGTATTTCGCCTAACAACGCCATCTACTGATTCAAACATAAACGTAAATGCAAATGCAATTGGTTCAGAATTCCAATGGGTTCGTAACATTGGATACAATATGATACGACAGGTATCGGTTACGATCAATGGTCAAACAATTGTATCTCACACCGGCGAATGGATGAAGTTGTACGCTGAACTCAAGTTTGATGCAAACAAGAAGGCAATTCTAAATCAGATGACAGGTAACATTCCTGAACTGTATGATCCTGGAAATGCATTTGGTCGCATGAATCAATATCCTCATTCTATTTCAACTTCTACGAATCCGGCTGCTCCTTCGATACCTGGACGAACGCTTCTCATTCCTCTACACTTCTGGTTCTGTGAATCAATTGGCGCTGCTCTGCCTCTAATCGCCCTACAACATTCTGAAGTTCACATTGTTGTTGAACTGTATAACATGTATTCTCTATTTACAACGCTGGACGTTGATGAGTCATCGTCTACATTTGGAACACGAATTGCTCCTGATGTAAGTAGAAATCAATTTGCAATAAATAATTTTCTGTCGCCTCCCACATATTCGTTGACTCCTACGCCTACAAACACTGATCTAACTTCTTGGAATCTGAATCCATTCATTGAAGCAAACTATATCTGGCTAAGTGATGCTGAAATGATCCACATAGCAAAGACAGATCATTCTTTTATTGTTCGTCAGGTAGATATGGTTCAAGCAAATGGTCAATATGGTGCCGGTAATGATTTGGAGCTTACTATGCGTAACTTATGTACTCGTGTAGTTTGGGTAGCTCAGCGCAGTGACCGTCCTGCATTAAATGATTACGATAATTACACAAACTGGCCCGATGCTTACAAACCTCCACTAAATCTTTCTTCTTCATTCATGTTACCTGCTTATTCATCAGGAACTACACAGACTCCAAATATTACACAAAAAGATATCCTTCTTGAGTCTAACGTTGTGCTAGATGGCAAAGATCGTTTCAATACGAAACAAACAGAATTCTTTACAACACTACCGTATTACCGTCACCATACAGGAGAAGGAAGTACACAAATACCTGGAATCTATTCGTATTCTTTTGCTTCTGAGCATAACGAACAGCAACCATCAGGTCACATTAACGGTTCCATGTTTAACCGAACAGTTCTTCGAAACACTTATGTTCAGCCCCCACAGTCTGCTGTTCCTACAAATTCAAGTTCTGTTTGTATTCTAAAGTCAACTGCTGGAAGCGCAAATCCTACTGTAGTATTGAACCCTAATGCAATTGATCCGAGTACTGGAAAACGTCTATACAGTACTGAAGATCTGTTAACGATTATTACCAAATCAAATGCTCAAACATTTATTTATTCTTACAATGTTCGTGCTTATGTCGAATCATATAACTTCTTGCGAGTTCTCGGAGGCGTAGCAAATGTCGTATTCTCTTCATAATAAGGGATGAGCACTGGAATTACAATTGTAAGTGCTTCTTATGGCATTGTGCCTGAAATGAAAGATGTTACATCACAAGTTACATCACACATTAAGGATGGAGAACTAAACCTGCTTGTTTCTCCGGATTCTCTTAATGTTACCGATCCTGCACCTGGTAAGCCCAGCAAAACATTAAATGTTACGTACACGATCAATAGTGGATCAAATAATTTCAAAACAGTAACCGAAGGTAACACGCTACACATTGTAGCACCTGGTCAGAAAACGACAGATGGTCTAGTGATCACAAAAGCAGAGTATGGATATGCCGGAAACTATGTGGATGTTACGGATGCGATGCAAAACCACATATCAAGTGGAACAATTGATGTAACTGTTGGACCCTCTACTGCAGGAGTTCCTGATCCAAATCCGTCCAAAAAGAAATCTCTCAAAGTAACTTACACTCTCAATGGTTCAACCAACTCGGAAACGATTGATGATGGTAAAAAGTTTACTCTATCTGCTCCTCCTCTTGATGCACCATCCACAAAGACTCCTCGTCAGAGTGGACTAGATGTTATGGGAATGATTTTTGTAAATTTTGGTTACTTCATTATGACATTCGTTTTCCTTCTCAATGTTATTGCCTGCTATCGTGTATCTCTCAACTGGTTTAATACAACAATTCCTGGACTCCTGGTTGGACTAATACCGTTCTCCTACTTATGGGCTGTGTTACCTGTATTGCTTCTTAGAAGTGTAGTCTTAGGAACAGCTGCTCTAACCGATAAAATAAAAAGCCCAGTCGGAGGTTGGCTTCTACAGTACATAGATTCCGGAGTAACAGCAATAGAACAGATTCCTACAAATGTAGCACAACCTATTGCTAATGCAGTTCAAATGTAAAAAATATTTAAATTTTTAGGTAGCAACTACAAAGTCAATCATTCCATCGTGGATAAACATCTCACGGTAATCATCCTCTTCTTGGTCATATAGTAGACCTTGCCCCCATGCGTGCCACTGATCTTCAGGAAGTTCAACTTCCACGAAGACTCGTCCAGCAGCAATAAGTCGCTGTCGTATATCTTCAATCTCCATCAGAGGAGGAAGCATACGCCCAAGCTTGTCAGACAGTGATTCTTCAATCACAACTGTCTGAAGATATCCTGCTAGAATATTTGTAAGTCGGCTCAGGTTACCCTGCGCGCACATACCAATATTGTCCTTCATCTCAGACTTCAGGATCTTCTTAAGATCTTCCTTGTCATCTGATTTCTGAATGTACTGCCATACGCAATCTAGAACCTTTCCATAGATTCCAGGCTGTAGGTCATAGATTGTTTCATCTGAACAATACTTTGATACCATCTGCCATGCCGAAGCAGGAGTTAGTTCACATTCTGTCATAATTTCAGACACTGTCTTTGAAACAGTGTTCATATTCCAGCGATAGTCAGACGGAACTTCAATCTTCAAGATTTCCCTGATTACATTCATAGTCTGTTTAACCGCCACAGTTGTGTGAACATTTTGGCGATCATTTGCAAATCCAGCTAGCCCTTCGCGAGGCTGAATTACAGCCTGTTGTTGCGGTGCTACTCCTCCTGCATGAGCTTGAAGTCTTCGTTGCTCTCGAGCTTCGCGCATTACGCGCCACATCTCCATTCGCTCACGAGCTGCTTCCATCGCTAGGCGATGTTCTTCGGCGCGCCTTGCATCTTGAACTGCATCTGGATTGATACCAGTCTCTGCAATAAGACGCCGCTGACGGTCAACAATCTCCTGATAACTGCGAATCTTTTCATCTCGTAGTCTCTCGTATCTATTATTGAAGTCTCGAGTTATAGCCGAAGCCTGTTCTCTATGTTCGGTCCAAGGATTTTCACCCAGAAGAGCCATAGCGGCCTTCTGTTCAGCCAAAATCTCCTTTGACTGCCTTCTATAAACATAATTATGTTCATTTTTCTCGGTCCTATTGGGACCCTCTCGCTCTCGTCCGTTATGGTGTCGATTACACCGGCCTTCGGTTTTAGCCAAAAGTGAGCATCGGTTTCCATCGGTAGACTTAATAGCAATACAACGTGTGTCTGCCATCTTTTGCTTTCTGTATTATATGTTTTAAAAAATCCGTTTCTAAC